CTTGACTTCCTTCTAATTCATAATCAGATTCACCAGGTGTTTCTTTAGGTGAATAAATATCTTCTTCATCTTTATCTTTATTAAAAAAATCTCTTAAAGCTGATCCTGCTCTTTTTAATTCTGATAGGTCTATTGCCATATTTTCTCCTAGTTATGAGGGCCCGAAGGCCCTCAAAAAAAATATTACGTTACGTTATTATTTTGTACATATTGTACTGTAACAATAGCTTCACCATTTGCACCGTCACCATCTGTTGCAGTAAATACTGCTACAACATTAGCGTCAGTAGTTCCGATATCAGCTAAATTAGGAATTGCTGCATCAATTGGAGTAGTTCTTGCTACTGCCTTTGCGTTTGAAGAAGCAATAAATGCTGTACCGTTTGCATCAGTTCCTACTGATACTGTAGCAGCATTAGTGTCATCACTTGCAGTAATAACATCTAATTTAACATCAACGATTTGTGAATTTGCTGGAATAACAGCAACAGTAGTGTTTGCAGTTGCTCCAGTTAAAGCTACTGATTTAGATTGTACCATTTGTACAAAACCAGTATTAAGTACATCTGAACCTAAAGTAGTACCAGTAGTTTCTCTAATTGTACCAGCTTTAATTGGTCCTGAAAATGTAGTTGTTCCCATATGTCTATCCTCCTTTGATAGTCTGCTTTCGCAGTCGTTAGGGTTTTAACTAGGCGACATAACGCCGCCTAGTTATTTAAAGTTGCTTATGCAGCTCCTTCTGAACCGTAGATAGTTCTCCAGTCAGTGAAACCGAAAGAATATCTTTCTCTAACTTTGTATCTTAGATTACCAGTTTCAAAATCGCCTTCAACAGCTTTTTTTATTGGTGATCTTACAAAGTGTTTCATTCCATCAGGACAATCAGTCATAATGAAGTATTGATCAGGGTCAGTTAATCTTTGGTTAACTGTTACTCCGCCTGGAATCATACCCATATTTCTCATTGCATTGATATCATTGTCTGCAGTTCCTGGTCTTAAATTAGACTTTAGGATTCTTTCAGCAATGAACACCAATTGAGGTGGAACGATTAGCTTTTGTCCAGTTAATGCAATTGGTATACTTCTATCATCAACCGCAGTTGAGATTTGAATCAGTAACTGCTCTAAAGAAGTTTCTGATAAATCAGCTGGTGTTGATAAAGTGTTAGAAGCAGTACCTCCACCACCTAGTGGGTGAGAAGCGTTCAATAAAGAAACACCATCGCCACCTACTGAAGTAGTAGTTGCATTGTTCAGGATGTTTGCACCTTTGATTTCTTTAGTGTGTTGCATTGATCTTGCTAAAGCTCTAGCATATTTTGCTCCTAAAGATCCGTATAAACCATCTTCTTCAGCTTCCTCAGTGATTGAGAATGCTAAAGCTACAGTTTCGTGTACGTATCTTGAAACGAAGCCTTCTCTGCCTGACTCGTAAGATATTGCAGCACCTTCAGCTTTTGTAGGTGCAGCACCGAAGCCGACCATTTGTACATCTTCTTCGAATGCTTTTTGCGATTGCTCGATAGAGTAGATTTCTCTCCATTGTTCTGGATAGTTATCATACTCCATACCAAACACGGTATTTAAACCTAGATTGAGCTGTTTGGTAAATAGTGCTCTATTTAGTGCCATAGTTCAATCTCCTTATACGCCTGCGCCAGCAGCACCAACACCGTATAGTGATTTATTAATAACCACTTCTACTTTAGCGTCTGCGCCGACTGCATTGTTTGGTTCATCAACTAATCTTAAAATTCTAAGAACTTTAGAAGTAGTAGCTAATGTACTAATATCTAATTCGTCTGTAGAATATCCGAAAGTTGAATTGAACGTACCAATAGTTACGTTTGCTAACTCACCAACATTGGCTGCAGCAAAAGTACCATTACATTGTACTTTATAAGTGATGTTTGGATCATCATATACAAGTGCTTTCACAGTTGTGTTTGCTTTCACATCTGTATTTGCGTTCCAAACTTTAGAGAACTTGACGTCTCCAGTAGAGTTTTCAATATACTCAACTCCATAAAATACGCCTAAAGCATTTCCTCCAGCTGTACCTCTAATTACAGTTCCGTCTGTAGTCATAGTAACTAAGTCGCCACTTGCAATTGTAGTGCCGTAAGAGTTTGCAATAGGATATTCTTGGGGTCTGATAACTCCACCTGTTAAGTGTCTCAAAGGTATAAAACCTTGAGGGGCATCTATATTTGCCATAGTTATAACCTCCTAAGTTATAAGTTGCTTTTTACTCTTTAAAGCCGCCTCTTGTAACTGAAGTCTTGAAGGTTTTACTAATTGGATTTCCAGGTTGTTCTACTTTGTGAATATCTTGTTCGACTGATCTCATTAAGTTTTCAGTCATTTGTGCGTAATATTCATTACGTTGATTTACCATTTCTTCAGGCATTTCACAGAGTACCATACCTTCAATACCAATGTAACCAGCAAATTTGCCATGTTCAATCGTAGGAAAGTTTTGAGCGTTCTTGACAGTTTTAATGTCACGAGGTTCCCAACCTTCTCTCATACGTTTAGCAACGTTTGTTGGCTGTTCCTGTCCTAGTACCATAGTTGCAATCCATCGCTGTTTGAAACCAGGTCTTGGTTCAGGAGCTTCAAGTAAATTACTTGGGCGCCATTGTGAAACTCTAGTTGAACTTTCAACTCTAGTTTCGTGTTTTATCTTATTGTCTTTATTCATGTCGTGCTCCTATCTGTCACGTATTGGTGCTAAAGTTTTTTACTTCTTTAGCAAACCGTTTTAGTGCCGCTTCATCATTGATATCAATGCCGAAATTTTTAGCTGTTGCTAAATCATCCGCAGTTAGCTTAACTCTATTACTGTTACTAGTTTTTTTACGACTAACTCCAGCAACTGGAGATTGCACTCTGTTAGCTTTTTGTACCACATTTTGGTCATCATTGGAAGTGTTTTCGTCTGATTTTATGAAGTGTTTAAGACCACTAGCTTTTAGTCGTCTATCCATTTCTTCATAATACTCAGGATCATTCACATCCCACCCTTCTTCTGTTAACTCTGCATCAATTCCATAAGCCATAGCAGTTTCTTTTCTAAAACCAGGCTTATTAAACCATTTTGCATTAGTTTTTACCCAATCTCTTGCTAAAGGAGGAGTATTTACTTCTTTTTTGCCCTCTTTTTTAGGTTGAGATTCAACATATTCAGAAGTTTTTTGCATTTGACCTCTTAAATCAGCCATTTTTTCATATAGTTCTACTTGTTTATCAGTATTACCATCTTCGATTGCTGATTTAAGCTCTGCAGATACTGATTGATATTGATTAGATAAAGATTTACCAGCAACTTCATAAGTTTTTTTCTCAAGTTCTGATAATCTTTGTTCTAATTCAACAGCTTTTTGTTCAGCTTCTGCTCTTTTTGCCACTTCTTTTGCAATTCTTTTACGAACTTTCTCTGAATAAGGCATATCTTCAGAGTAAGGAGGAGCTTTTGGCTTTTCCTCTTGCTGTTTAGTTTCTACTTTCTCTTCCTCTTGAGCTTCAGATATATATTTATCAATTGGATTTTCAGGGACTTCAATTTCTTTGTCTTCTGGATTCTCTCCTAAATTGACTTCTAGCTCTTTCTTTTCTTCTTCTATCATAGTTACTCCTATGTTGTCATTAGTCTAAACTAACGTGTATTATAATTGTTGAGATACAACTTCTGGATTGTCCAGTGTTGCTAATATCTCATCGTCATTAATTATCACCATCTTTACTTTTTGTACAGAAATTTTTGCTCCTGCGTAACGACCAAATACTACCCAATCTCCTACTTTACACCAAGGAGCTTTTCTATCAGAGTAACATTCTGGTCCCATTGCGATAACTTGACCGACAGAATTTAAATAACTTTGTTGTTCTTTACTGTTATCAGTTAATATAATTCCGCCTTTTGTTTTTTCAATTACACCTCGTGGTCTAATTAAAATTCTATATCCAGCGGGTACAGGTACCTTTTCTGGAGTAGGCACATCACTATCTGTTGCCCATATATCTGCATTAATCATCTTCTTCTATATTTCCTTTCCTATACTTCTCTAAGGTTTCATTTATTATTTCTAATGATTTATCCAAACCTTGTGACATACCGTGTATGCGTTTGAATTCTTGTATGTTTTCTACACCTTTTGACAACAGATTTTTACCTAAATTATCTTTGTAATTATTAATCTGTTTTTTTATTGCTTGAATGATCATCTCTGACATCGATAGCCTTTTCAACCCTTTCTAATAAATCGTTAAATTTAATATTCAAATCTTTTGCAACAGTTGCAAATAATCTAGGTTTAACTTTTTGAATAGAATATTTTTTATTTTCTAAAAACTTTTTAGCTTGTCTTACTTCTTCGCCTTTTACAGCCATTACTTATCTCTTTTCGCTACTCTTGATGCTGTCTCAACTATCTTCGCTTTAGTTTCAGCATCTTTTCTATCTTGCATTCTTTGATTATTTACTCTTCCTTCTTCAAATCTAGCTTTTCTAATATTTAATTCTTCAGCTTTAAGTTGTAGGTTTGCTTGCTTCTCTTGCATTTCCATTTGTTGTTTTTGTTGATCAGGACTTGGTGGCATACTACCCATTAAATTTTGCGCAGCTTGTGCAGCAGCTGCTGCAATTCTATTTTCTTCTTCAATAGAAATTTCTTTAGTATCTTCATCTTTAAGTTCTTTATTAATTTCTCCTGATGATACAGGTATACCTTCTGGTAATTGAGCTTGCATTTGTTGTTGATATAAATAAGCAGTGTGTTGACCAATGTGAGCTAACATCTGTCCATATAAAACTTGTTTTGCTTCATCACTTCCCGCAAATCTAGGGTCTTGCATAAATTGTTGATGAACCATAATATGCGCAGCGTGATCTTGTTCTTCGAATACTTTAATGGGTTTTCCATTTAGTATTGCCATATTTTCTGATACTGGATCTCGTCTTGGTATATCTTCATCTTCAATCATTAGATCATTATATTCAGGTACATTTAATGACTGTAAAAATCTTCTATAAGCTTCTTTAACATCTATAATTTGAGGTGCTTGTTGTGCTAATTGAAGTCCAGTTTGAGCTAACGCAATTCGCTGAGCTTGACTAAATATATTAGGATCGCTAACAGGGACGACATTGATAGCACTATCAAAATCTTTTCTTCGTATTTTTTTAGTTTCTCCAATAACTTCATAAGGGTATTCATCATCTAAATATTCTCCATTCAGTTCGTAGATTAATTTAAATTCTCTGCCTTGTGCTTGATGTAATCTTTTATGAATAGCAGAGAATACTTTACTTCCTTGTTCAATTAGAGCTATCGTAGTTCCAACAGGCCCCGATCCTGCAGATTGACCGACCATAGCGTCTGCAATACTTGCAAAACGTCTGCCTGATTCTGTAAGTACGCCTAATAAATTTAAAAGAGTAGGTGAAGGTTCTTTAAATGGTAGAGGGATAAATGACTTACGAAGATCATCTCCGTA